TATAAAAAGTGATATGGATACCAAACAAGCCTTGGGAATTGTTGGCCTAGCTGTTCAAACAGACGTACAAGATAAGATAACAGATATTGATGCTCCTCCGTTGGTATACCGCGAAGGTAATCCGCTTGTTGATACAGGTCACCTTAGACAGTCTATAACATACGAGGTTGATGAGTAATGGTTATTAATGTATCTGAAGCATTAGACAGCGATACCTCACAAATAATAACGGTAGAAAGAACCGCTGCTGGCGATTATGTTGACGGATTATATGTAAAGGGAGCAACCTCTACTTTTAAAACCCTAGCCAGTGTTCAACAACCAAGTCCCATCCAATTAGAAATACTTCCCGAAGGCGAAAAAGATAAAGACATAAAATTGTTCATATCTAAAAAGTCTATGCGTACCACAAACGATGAAGCCGGTTTGATAGCGGACTTGGTTATGTACAAGGGTCAGCAATATAAAATCATAAGCTCTGCTGATTGGGATGACTATGGTCATACGATGGCTATGGGAGTTAAAGACTAATGTTGCTAGAAGAAGCGATTAACAAGCTGGTTCGCGACGTTGTAAATTTGGTTTTAGAGACTCCAGGGTATACAATAAAAGCCAAGCAAGAAGACGCTCCAAGACCTCAAGGTGCTTATGCTGTAGTTGATTTTTTAGCGAGTGAGTCTTTAGGTTGGGAGCAAAGAATTTTTAAAGACAATGTGGATAACCTAGACGTTACTGAATATATATCAGGTCTTAGGAATATAACAATGTCAATCAACTTTTATAGAGCTAATGCAATGGATAACTCTAGAAAAGTTAGAATAGGTTTAGTAAGAGAGTCAATCCAATCCCTGTTTAGTTCTGCTGGTGTTGGTTTGGTAAGCCGTTCTGAAGTTAGGGATATAGACAGCCCAACGGATGACGGGTGGGAAGAAAGGTCACAGTTTGATCTTGTTTTAAATACCGTAGCTACTGATCAAGACATTGTTAAGTCAATACAAGCCATAGACATAGCAAGTGAGTTTCAGTATCGCGGTCTAAAGTATAACTTTAATACAGAGGTGTAATAACATGACAATCCCAGTTTCAAATGTGGTAAGTGTTAGTATCGCCATTGGTGCTACCTTTCCAGCGAGAAAAGGCTTTGGGACTCTAAACATCGTTACCGCTGAAACTGGTGTTATCGGTGTTGCAGAGCGTATTCGTTCTTATAGTAATCTGGACGGGGTGACAGCCGATTGGCCTGGAACTTCCGAAGTAGTAAAAGCAGCAACGGCTTATTTCAGCCAGCAACCAAAACCAATGAAGTTGAAAGTTTCTACCCGTTACCCTACGGACGTAGCTGCTCAACTCCGTGGCGGCGCTGTAGAAGACAATGAAGATAACCTTGCGCTGTTTACCGGCGTTAGTGACGGGGCGTTTGGCCTGACCATAGATGGCACCTCAGACGTCGTTAGCGGACTTGACTTTTCAGGTGACGTAACCTTTACTGAAATAGCCGCTACCCTAGAGACCGGGGTTCAGGCGGTTGCTACTGGTGGTTTTGCTGCTGCAACGGTAACGCATGACGGAACCCGATTCTTTATAAACTCTGGTACAGTAGGTGGAACATCTACTATCGGGTTTGGACTTGAGCAAGAAACTGGTACAGATATTTCCAGTCTTTTGGAAATCCAGCAAGGGGAAGGTACTAAGACTAATGGGGTAGCTGCGGAGACTATTACTTCTAGCCTGAATGCAATACAGAATATTGACCCTGATTGGTATGGCTTAATATTCACCAAAGAAGTTCGTGATGGGTTTGTTGTTAATACAGAAGATGCAGTAGAAGCCGCTGCTGACTGGTGTGAAGCTCGGGTTAAAGTGTTTGGTAATACCACTAACGACCTGGACGCTTTGGACAGTGTAACAAGCTCTGACATCCTGAGCGTACTAATGGCTAAGAATCTACGCCGTACCATTAGCACATACAGCTCTAGTCCTGGTCAATACCCTTCCGCTTCCGTACTTGGTCGCGCCTTTACTGTTAACTTTAATCAACCGAATAGTACGCTCACGTTGAAGTTTAAACAGGGACCGGGTATTACCGTTGAACAACTTACTCAAAACGAGAAAGCTGTTCTGGATAGCAAACGGGGCAACGCCTTTATTCTGGTTGGCGCGAGCGATATGTATTCCGAATCTCGTATGGCTAACAATACCTTCTTTGACGAAGTCCACGGTATTGACTGGCTTGAAAACGCAATTCAAACAAACGTGTTCGGTTACTTGCTAACTCGTACTACTAAGGTTCCTTATACCGACAAAGGTGTAGCAGCCCTGGAGCAACAAGTTATCAACGCATTGGACGAAGCGGTTCGCAATGGTTTGATTGCAGCCGGTGAAACAATTGACGGCGAGTTCCTGGCTAACGGTTACAAAACCATTACCGTACCAGTAGCAGACACGAACCAGTCCGACAAAGAAGCCCGGTTGTATCCAGGTCTAAGCTTTGTTGCTCTCGGTGCAGGTGCCATTCACGGCGCTCAAATCAACGGAACATTCGAACGATAAGGGGTAAGCAATGAAAGATTATAGTTTCCTAAATACGATACTTCTTGTCAACGGTTTGGAAATATCAGGCTTTTATGAAGGCGACGACGTAATAAGCTTGTCTCGGATAAACGACTCAGCCGCTCATAGCGTTGGTACAGATGGTGAGATGACTATTTCTATTAGTGCAGATCGGTCAGGTACTCTTACTTTCCGGCTTATGCAAACGTCGGATTCTAACAAGTTCTTGTCGGCGCTTATTACTGCTCAAGAAAACGGTGAGTTTGTTCCTATCTTTGTTCAGTTCAAAGATACCAAAGGTTTGGACTTGGGATCTGGTACGCAAGGTTATATCACACGTCCAGCAGATATGACTCGCGGTACTAACGCGCAACCGCAAGAATGGAACATTGTAGTGGAGCGTTTGGATCTCCTTCACGGGGGATAAAAGGTTTCCAGGGGGAGGGCGGACTATCTGAGGATCCCGGCCTAATTAGATACCTCCTCCTGGAATTTATTTGGCCGGGTAATAATACGAATACCGGGAGTTTATGTTATGGCTTGTAATACCGAAACAACTCAAATCGGCGACCACGAGTTTAGTGTAACTCAGTGGCCTGCTGAAAAAGCAATACTTATGAAAATGAAACTGGCTAAGACATTTGGTGCCAGTATCGGTAAGATTGCTTCTATGGCTTTGGAATCAAGCAAGACCAAAGCAACCGAAGGGGAAGAAGCAGAGGCTCTTTCCGACGGTATCGCTTTACTGTTTGAGTCCAACTCACCTGAAGAAATAACGGCGCTTATAAAGACAGCGGTTATTGGTGTAGCTTGTGACGGAACCAAAATAACAGAAACAAATTTTAACCAGACTTTTTCTGGCGATGACCTTATGGATGTTTATAAGGTGTTCATGTTTGTGGTTAAGGTAAACTACGGAAATTTGCTCAAAGGCCAGAAGGCAGAGGCACTTCTGGCCAAAGTTCAGGGTTCACTGTAGATCCTAAGCGGTTCCCTAATGTGGATACGTACTTGCATCGGCCGTTATTAAATGAACCGCCAATGTGCAGTCTAAAAGAGTTACAGGACGGCACGTATTCCATGGAAGACCTTATGATGATGCACGAGTTAATGGATTTAAAGTCAGCAATGACCCAGAAACCCAAAGGAAAGTAAGATGGCTTTAATAGATGAACTATTGGTGGGGTTAGGGTTTGAATATGACTCTGGAGAAGCCAAAAAGTTTTCAGACGATATCGGCAAGACTGTCGGTATTGTTGAGAATCTAGCTAAAGCCGCAGCCGCTACCGCTACCGCTTTAACAGGGATGGTAGTGGCTTCTTCTCGTGCATCAGATAAACAGGGTAAACTTGCTGACGAAATAGGCGAAACTGTAGCTAATGTGAGCGCCCTACAGTACGCTCAGCAGATTGCCGGGGGTAGCGCCGATGGTATGGCTAACTCATTGCGGGAACTCTCTCTAAGGGCTTCTGAAGCGGCTCGAGGAGTAGGTTCTGGGGTTGAGGCTTTTGGCTTGCTTGACATTTCCGCCACTGGTGCTAACGAGCAAGTAAAATCCGCCAGCAACCTGATGAAAGAAGTGTCTGGTAGGATGCAGGGGTTAGGTCGCGCTAGGCAAATAGAACTAGCTGATAAGCTGGGTCTTAGAGACTCTATACGGCTGCTCCAACTTGGTCCACAAGCCATAGAGGAGATGACAGCAAGGGCTAAGGCGCTCGGTGTAACCACTGGTGAAGATGCCGCACTGTCCGCCAGCTTTAACGATTCACTCGTTGAAATGTGGGCGGTAATAAAGCAGGTATCGCGGGTTATGACCCGTTCCTTTGCCCCGGTACTTGAAGACATTGTTGACGGGTTTACCGAATGGTGGATAGCTAACCGCGACATAATTGAACAGAACCTTCCTAAGTGGATTGATCAGTTTACAATGGCGTTAAAGATCCTGTCCTTGGCGATGGGTGCTTTTATAGCCATGCGGGTGCTAACTCACTTGTATCAAATGATCGCATTGATGAGAGGGTTAACACTTGCAACATTAGCAGCCAACGCGGGTTTCTTTTTATTGCCGTCACTGCTTTCTGCTTTGGCACTTGCTTTTATTGCGCTGGCTGAAGATGCTAACGTATTCTTTGAAGACGGCGAAAGCTTTATAGGTGATATGCTTGAGAAGTACCCTGAATGGGCGGGTGAGATAAGAACGGTTGCTAGTGTACTCCAGGGCGTGTACGATTTAACCATGATGATATTTGACGGTTGGGATAAGATATTTGGCTTGTTCCGTGAGGAAGGCGCTGACGCCATGAACCAAGCGTTAAAAGATAAAGGGCTTGGTTTCTTAACAAAAGAGATTGGCATAACTGAAGAAAAAAGCGGACCGATAAACGACCTCCTTAAAAATGCAGGTCTGGGGTTCCTAACCCGTGAAGTAGGTATATTTGATTCTGGTACTTTGGATACCCCGTTAACTTCTAAGACCAGTACGAGTACCATAGTTGAGAAGCTTGAAATATTGGTTAATGGTAGCGGGCAAAACCCGGATGACATTGCTCAGTCTGTTTATGACGTGTTCTTACAGCAAACCTATCAAGACCTTAGTACTACAGTGGATCAATAATTATGGCTTTTGAGAACCTGTTTATTCGTACGCAAAAATCCATAGGCGATATACAGTTAGACGCTGTTATATCAGAGAGCCATGTTAATGAGGTTAGCTTAACCAATAACCCGGTAGAGCTAGGCGCGGATATCACTGACCATGCGGTTGTCCAACCTAAACGGCTTAATATAGTAGCTCAAGTTTCTGATACTCCTATGGGGCTTGCGGCTTTTGGTCAAATAGTTGACTCTGTAACGGGTTTGTTTGGAACTTCCACAACTGAAAATATAACCCGTAGCAAAGCGGCATATAAGGCTATTGTACAATTACAGAAAGATCGCGAACCTGTTGAAATACAAACTAAGTTAGAATTTCACGACGATATGATCATAACGAATGTTAGTGTGCAGCAAGACAAGGATACCTCTCGCATAGTTAGAATGTCAATAGATTTACAACAAGCTATTATAACTGAGTCTGAGGTAGTACAGTTAACAGAGGAACAATTGCAAGCCGGTTCTGCTACAGAGCAAGCTTCTCCGCCGGAAAAGTCTGGAAGAAAAGAAGCAGTAGAACCGCCAGCGTCTACCAAAAAGTCAGTTCTTAAAGCTGGCATTGACTGGGTGTTCGGATGATCGAAATACCATTAAACGCCAAACCTGAACAGCTTTTTAGCATAGTCATTAAAGAGGCCAAGTATGACCTAAGAGTTATACTTAATAGCCGGACAGGTAACTGGTCGCTTGACTTAGCCGCTGACGGTAAAGACTTGGTAACAGGGATTGCACTGCTACCGGGAGCTGATATATTTGGTCAGTATAACCTAGGTATCGGTATAGGTTACATCATAAACCTGGAAAGCCCACGGCAAGATCCTACTAGAGATGAGTTCGGTAAACTCTCCCGTTTATTTATACTAACTGAAGAGGAGCTACAAGATGGCTCGCCAGTATAAACGGCTATACGAGTTGACGGTTATACCTCCAGGTGG